CCGAACCCATAGACGCATACTTGGCGAGCCGAATTACTTCGGAATCGCCTGGTATGACAGCCCGACGAGAACGTGTCGCATCGACAGCAGCAAACAAATGCGGCCACCGAGCTAACATAGCCCGGACGAGCTGATTGGAAACTCTATCGGAAGCATCACTCAAATCGAGTGTTGCGGTTCGCTGATCAAGCGAACCTTGACGCGCAAGGTCCTGATTAGGGACCTGATCGTCAAAACCGATAACCTTCGTGAGGAAGTCATCCTCATAGAAGTGCTCGAGAAAACTGCGATAGACGGCCTGTTGCATATATTGCATACAGGTCGGCTCCATTGCAATAACTCGAGGAGTTTTCAGCGTTTTAGGAACTAAAGTAACCTTTACAGGTACTTCAGAACCAGGTTCGAGGAAGTCAACTTCTCCAAGCTGGTCGTAATAACGCCAGTTAGGGAGAAGATTCTCACCGGCAGGCAGAACTGCCTCGAGACGGTCGGTCCAGACTCGCTGATTGAACTTTTGGTTTCCCTTAAGTCCATCAGCGGTTGATCCTGGACCGTGCTTAGGAACCACTCTTCCATAATAGACATCTCTGTCCATTTGGTCGAAAACGGTTCCAAACAGCATATTCGACACCTCAGCGAATTCACTCAATTCTCTACGAGTGATCCGCTTGTCGAACATTCGGACTTCCTGCTCACACTCGATGTAATTCCGAACGGCAGCAAGCTCGCGTGCTGGTGAGCACTTGAGCTCCATCTTACCAAACATCAGCGTTAGCTGACGAATGGCGATGATAGCTTCCGTATCGGGGTTATCGAGTAACAAGCCACTACTCCGGTCGAACACACGGGCGAAGAAACCTCCGAGAAATCGGGGGAGCCTTCCTCCTCTTCCGCGAGCGAAAGAGGAGTCGATGCCCACCTCACCCTGGTCAAGCCACTTTTGGAGTGACTTCCCAAGGTTTGGTAGGGATATCGTTAAAAACGATATCCCCTCATGTTCGACACGCGCCTGGACGGTATTAATGTCCTGGCGGGCGCTCGTGCAGCACAGATCAGCGGATTCCTCCGCTAATCGGGACCAGAGGTACATCAGGCTTTTCATCGGCCCTCCTTTATTAGGGGGTTACCGAATCCATAGCCTATGTACTAATCGGTCAGCAGCCGAGGTCCAGCTTACGCTGTTCCACGGGTAGGTGTTCCAACAATTCCTCCAACGTGATGAACGTATCCGTCATGGCGTCGAAAATGCCCAAACAAAAGGCACCGCCGTCACCGTTGACAGGGTCCGCACTCACAATGAAGCGCATTCTGTGACCATACTCCAAAGCGATCCAATTGGCGTTAGCT